TAGCGGGATTAACTTCGCACCACTTCGGCCAAACAAGTCAACGGCCAGCGCAGCCTTTGCCGGACCGTCTTCTAGCTGACTAAACCGGCCGGCGAGATCGCGCAGCACGTCATCGACTGGGCGGATAGAACCGCCGGCCGTTTTGACAGCAACGCCAAAGGCCTTGAAAAGCTGCGCCGCCTCTTCGTTTCCGCTTGCGGCCTCACCCAGACGAACATTAAGCCGCGTAATAGCGGTGCCGAACTGCTCAGCGCTAACGCCAGACTCGCGCGCCGCCTGCTGTAAATTGGATAGCTGAACAGCAGTAAGGCCAAGTCCTTGCGCGGCCTCGTCAAGGTCGTCAATTGACGACACCAGCGAACGCAAACCAGCCAAAGCGGCGCCGCCACCAATACCGGCCACGCTGGCCGACAAGAGGCCGAATGTTCGGACTACGTTATCTACCGATCCGCGAATCCCCTGCAAAACGCGGGTGGCCCTGTCTTCGGCACTAATGACAACCTTGGCTTCGGTATTAGCCATTTGCGTGCTTCCGAATCACAATTAACAATTGGGCCAAAAGGTCAAGGTCATCAACATCGTGTAACTGGCAATACAGCGGCAGCGTGGTGGGTTGCCAGCCGCCCATCCAATGCCAAGCATGCGCGGCAATAAGGGCATCGGGCAGCCAAGGATCTGGATCCCCAACAGCAGCATCTAGCCCTATGGCTTTCGCTTGAGGTGTCTGCGCCTCGGCGCGGGAACGCTCCCACGCGAGACGCGAGATTAGTTTTTTGCAGCGGCCTCAATTCGCTCGCGGCGTTTTGCCAGCGCATCAATCAGCGCGGTGCGCAACTGCTCAGCGTCGGCAGGTTGTGCGTCAAGCAGCCACGGAACAAGCTCGGCAGAAAACGAAATCGGCGGTTCAAGGGTTCCGCCGATGATAGGCAGCTCGGTGCCGGGCGCGAAGTCGCACTCGCGCACGCCTTGCCAGCCGACCATCGCGCGCTCAAGCTGAGCCCGAAAGAACTCCACCATGCCGAGATCGCCCTCGGAACGCTTGGCCGCCGCAACTTCAAGTTCATGCGGCGTGGGCAACTGCAAAACATAGTTTCGGCTGCCGCACGCCACGCTGAACTGGCGCGCGGCCAGAGCGCGCGCCTTGATTCGCTCAATGTCGCTCACGTTGAGTACCGGACCGGCTCAGCGGAAAAACTAATGTCGATGTTGGCGGTAAGCGGCGCGTTGGCGGCCACGTTGGGCGTGGTCTGCAACGACCAGTAGCCGTTGGCAACGAGGCGACTGTTGTTCGGGAAGATCATCCGCAGCGCCGTGGGGACGGCCGTGCCGGCGGCGGTGGTGACGATGCTGTAGTAGCTCAGCGCCGGATCGTCAAGAACCTGCAACTGGATGGTCTGCGCGCTGCGCGTGGTGGGAATTTGTTTTTGCGTGCGGTCTACGATGGTCGTCACGTCCACGAACTGTTGTTCGCCGCCGCCCGGAGCAATGTTTTGAATCTGCGTGATGTTTGTCCAAGCGGTGATGCGGCGAATACTTCCAGTACCAGCGCCGGCCGCGTAAAGCGACGTGCTGGTCGTATTGATGTTTTCGAACGTGATTTCGTTTGTGACTACCGTGACTACACGCACGATGCGGCCGTTCAACAAGTCCCACCCGCTGGTGACTTCGAGAAAGTCGCCGACCACAACGCTATGGCCGGCAGCCAAAGTGGCAACCGCCTGCGAGGCATTGCTGATTGCGCTCATGCTGACCGAGGCTCCGTAGGTCGACGCGATGGCGACCACGGTGCCCGTGGAAAGGGTAATTGCCATAATGATGCTCCGTGATGCCGGGTGTAGTCAGACCTTAGAGCAGCGTGCCCGGCGCGTTGCTCGCGGTGTAAAGCGGTGGTGAGTTAAAGGTGATGACGGCGCGGCCGATGGGTTGCTCAGCCTCGCCGTCGAACTCAATTTCGGTGCTTTGGTAGGCCAGCAGTATTTGCTTACCTTGTACGGTGAGCGCGACACCGAGCGCCACCTCGACCTGCTCGCAGATGGTGTCCAGCGTGTTGGCTAGGTTGGCGCCTCGCGCATAGGCCTGCACTTCGACGCTGATGACGCGCGGCACGTAAAGCTCGGCCGCGCCGCCCTCGGTCTCTGCACTGTCGTTAGTGGTGTTGACCACCAGCGCAGGCATGTCCAATTCACGAAGCGGGTACACCCTCGCGGTATGAACGCGCGTCTGCGTTTGGGCGAGCCCGGTCACTGCGGCGACCACAGCGGCGCGCAGGTCTTGGCGAACGTGGGGCATATCAGGTCTTTTGCAGGATTAGCGTGGTCATGCCGGTTCCGTCCGGCTGTATCTCAGCCACGCTGTATTGCGTGCCCTGCATGACCACCGTCTGACCGGGTGCGATGTTTGGCACGTCAGCCGTGCGCACGATGGCCTGCGGACGGGTGCCGGCGGCTAGGTCCAGCACGTCTACATACGCGTTGTCGGGCACCGCCCACAGGGTTTGCCCGTTGACGCTGATTTGCTCGCCCACGGCCTGCAGGTAGGCCAGGCGGTCGTAGCCTTGGTCGGCGTAGTCGACCACCACGTTATGCGTGGCGCCGAACAACGCGCGCACAAAATCCAGCGAGCGCGTGACACCCTGCAGCGGCGGCCAGTCGTCTGGCAGGTTGCCGGCGTCATACGGGCCGGGCTGGTAGATGCGCGCGTCGTCGATCAAGATGACATCGTGCACCGCACCGCGCTCGGCAATTGCCTGCAGTTCACGCTCGAGCGGCAGGCGGGTCTCGACGCACCTCTCGGCGGAATAGTCGGCGCCGTGGTGAGCGCCGGGGAAATGCGCGTCGAGCCAGAACATTGTGGGCACATCGCCCAGCCCACGCAACAAGTTAGGCATGGCCAGGGCCGTGTCACAGCACCACACCGTGATGCGCGCGTCACCGGCAAAGCGGGCCTGTGCGGCCTGTGCCAGATTGCGCACGATCTCGATTGAGTGCAGCCGCTTGAAGTCAGCCCGCGCCGCCCAGGCCAGGCTGTCACCATCGGCGGTGCCGGTCTCGACAAAAGCCCCCAACCCGTAGCGCTGCTGCAGGGCCACCACATCAAATCGTTGCAGGGTGCCCATGGTCAGGCCGCCCGCTTGACATCACGGTGCAGCCACTTCTGCACCTCTTCGGCCACCACCTCGGCGCTGGCCGCAAACTGGCAGGCGCTGCTCACCGGGTTGGGCACGATGTTGCAGTAGCTGCCGTCGACGTGAATGCGGTGGCACGGGTAGCACGCGAGGTCCGTGGGCGCCAGCGCCAGCGTGTTGACCCAGTCGCGCGTCAGGTTGTTGGCGCTGCTGTGCGACAGCGTGACCACCTTGAAGCACTGCTCATGGCTCACGCTGTTGACAATGGCCGACTCGGTGCCGACCACCACGTCGCACAGCGCCGCCAGTGCGAACACCTTGCGAATATCCACACCCGTGCCCAGCACGCGGCCCAGCCTGGTGGGCTGCAGCGGCGCGCCTTTCAGATCTCCCACCACCAGCGAGTGCACGCCCTGCGCATCCAGCCGCTGCATGAGCTCCTGCGCGTGCGGCCACCACTTTGTGGCACTCGACCCGCCAGGGTTGACCATCACCAGCGGGCCGTCGACCTTGGCGCGCTCGACCAGGGCCCATGCCGACTCTTCGGCCGTGGGGTAGAACTTGACCGGGCTCACCTTTTCAAACGGCACGCCAGCCCACTGCGCCACCTGCTCGATGTAGTTGACATCCATCAAGCGGGCGCGCTGCTCATACGGCAAAAAGAAGCGCCGCTCGGCCGGGCTGGGCAGCAGCGTCACCTCGACCGAGCCGATGAGGTTGATGAGCCGCTCGTGCTTGCTTTCCAAATGCATCCAGTAGGCGGTCTGCAGCACCGTGGTGGCTGCACCCTCACCGAACAGGTTGTCAGGAAACACTTCAATCCGGTCGAGGTGCGGGTCATGCCGCAGCCCGACCTCGGTCTGCTTGCCGGCGTACAGCGTGATATGCCAGCCCTCGGCCTTCAGCGCCGGCAGAATGGCGCTGATCCACAGCGCGTCACCGTAGCCGCCCCAGCGGATGATGCCGAGGCTTTTGTCTGCGCGCTGCGGCGGCAGCGTGACGTTGCGCTGCGCGTCGGCACGCTTGCGGTACACCTGCAGGAAGCTGTACTCATCGCCACCCGTGCGAACTTCATCGACTACCAGGTCGAAGCCGGTCTGCGTGTAATGCGCCATCGAGTTAACGGCGCCGCGGATGTCTTCATTGC